AAGTAATCTCTTTACCAAAACCAGCAGCAGCCCATACAAAGTAACGAGCTACGGCTGAAGTGCCATTCTTAAATAATACTTGAAAACCAGTCCTTGAGATGTTTGATAACTCATAGAAGTCTCCACTGTGTTGATTTGTTTGAGTAATGACTACATTTGGTGCAACTTTAAAAGCATTAGCAAAAGTAACTGTATAGGTGGAAGATCCTGTCGCAATCGGTGTAGAGATACTTTCTGTTCGACCTTGTAATTTAATTTGAGCACCTAATTGAGTCACAGAAATATTCTGGTTAGTGTCAGTACTTGTAAGCACTGCTTTAAATTGAAATCCTCTACCTCTAACTAAAACATTTGAAAATTCACGCCAAGAACCCCAT